GGCCGGCCTCCTAATGCTTTGCCTATTCCTCCCCTGGCTTCTTTATGCCAGGGACAGCCATGATTTCAAGATGGTCGAGCGCCTCATCCTCTGGTCCATAAGTAATTCTGTGGTTAAGGTTGTCAAATGGTTTGGGGACGAGTGGCGTATGGTTTTTGGGCTCATGTTCTCTGGTGAACTTATGACATCTCTGGGGGACAGTTGGTATTTGGAGATAATTATGGAGTGTTTTGATCAGTACCTCAGGGACTTGGTGCCACCTTCAATGCCCGGGTACTTTCGGTTTAAGGATTATGGTGATGATGGTGTTCTTGCCTATCCCATGTCCCTTTTTCCCCTCGTGTGCCCTGATGGGAAGACCCCTACCCTCCTTAGGGATTATTTGAAACAGTATTGGATGATGGACCTTAAGATGTCTGATACCCATGTGTCTTTCCCCTCACAAAACATGGGCCCCTATGGCCCTTTCGTCACTGTCCTTAAGGATGATCGGGTTGTTTATAGGGGTGTTAGGTTCCTCAAGCGCCATATAATTGTCGACGATTACTCCAATGGCCTCCCCCAGGAACTCCCGTGGCGTCCCATAGAGGATTATATCTCCAAGGTTTCATGCGTGGCAGGAAATAATCAATCTGTCGCCAGGCATCTTATACGTCTTAGGGCACTTGCTCTTGACACATATGGGACAAACCAGGCCGCCTATGACTTCCTTAAGACCACCCACGATTATCTTCAGTCCACCTGTGACCTCCCCAATATACTTAGGGTGGTGACTTCTATTCTCTCCGACCTCATCACGGAGGAGGGGAATTGGGACGCGGACGATGAAGACCTGTTCCAGCGCGTTGGTGGTCGTTCGGGCCTGGTCGATATTGCCATGGGTTTTCCCGAGAAACACTCTATTCTTTCTGAAGTTCTTCGCGATGAATACGAAGAGTCCTTGCTGGACGCACATTTTAAGCAGAAGATATATAATAGTGCGTCCACCCTTATGGGACTATAGCCGTTGATGATTCGCTCTCCTAATAGGCTAACGCCTTCCGGATCGGTTTCAAGCATCTGCCTGTTGACCCCCCCGAGCGTGCTCGGGTAAGGATAGGGTGGTGATCGCACAAGACGTCGAGTAAAGGCTGAGTAGTCGAGCGTGAAGCTC